CCACCGCCTGCAAGTTTAGCTTTGAAGTCGTTAATGTTTGCCATTTTATTTCTCCTCTACCTTAACCTGCAACTTCGTCAAAAGAGACGCCAGTTCGTGTTGCGATAAATTGTAAAGTAATGAAGTTAATGCTTCTAGCAGGTTTCACAAAGATTTCTGCTATGAATTCATTTCTATCAATTACTTCACCTGTGTTATTAGTTTCATCACAGACTACTAAGAAGTCTGTAATACCTCGTCTACCTTGTACTTCTCTTAGGAAAGGCTCTACAATGTTTCTAAAGTTTGCTCTTGTAAACTCATCATTGAATTCAAAGAGTTGGAATTTAGAAGCAGTTGAGATTGCCTTCTCTAAAGTGATGAACAGTCTTCTAACATTGATTCTATCAAATGCTGAAGGAGCAGATAGTCCAGTTTTATCTCCGAATAATACAGTTCCTTGTCCTGGGAATGTTGCCACAGGATTTACTCTAGCTCTGTATAACTCATCTCTATGAGATTTTTGTGGATTAAATGCTAATTTAACTGCGCCTCTAACAATACCTCTGTTAAGACCTGCTGGTGAGAACCAACTGTCTGCTACTAGGTCTGTTCTTGCAGCTAAACCTGCTATGTCACCGTTTAAAGGTACATATCTGTAAACATCATTGTATCTGTCGTACTGGTATTTGTAACCACTATCAAATACAACATAAGAAGATGAACGGATACCGTTAAAGAATCCTACAACATTATCTTTTTGTGTATTTGCGTTTGCTACACCAACAACATCACTTCTCTCTGGAGAAGCAAATACAACTGCGTCTTTTCTATTTTCAGCAACTGTAATTAAGTTGTCAATGTGAGTAGCGTCACCATTACCAGCCATGATTAGTCCAACATCAACTGTCTCTGCGTCTGCAAATTTTTCATAAGCAGTTAGCTTTTGAGCTGTTGTTGCAGCTGAACCATCAGAACCACTTTGTAGTGATACTTCACTTACTGTAGTAACGGAAGTAAAAGTTGTACCTGATACTGCGCTACCCCAGTTTGAACCTGAAGAGTTATGGTCCATCCAGTAAATGTAATTTGATGAATTGTAAATTACATCTGGATAGTAGTTAGTAGAACCTTGAGGTGTTTTTGCGTCTGAACCTTTTGATAATGCACCAAAAATTTCTAAAACTTCACCCTTAGTTCCTGAAATACCACCATCTTCGTCAACAACTACGATATGTAACTCATCACCTGAACCACCGTTTGCTTGTGCATATGGTGAAGTTCCTGGTGCTTTGTCAAATAAATCGTAATGTCTCCATCTTCTTCTTACATTTGCACCATCTGTGATAGTTGCATGTAAACCTGAAGAGTCAGAAGCTGTGAAGTATTGTGGTTCTTCTTTTCTAACTATAGTTAAGTCATTAGTTGAAATACTAATAACTCTATATTCGTAATTGTCACCGAAGTTAACAATGTCTCCTGCGCTGATACCTGTTCCTGATGTAACTGTAACTACTGTATCGCCGACACTTGTTGAAGCGTCATTGACAGTTGTTTTAGCAGTTTCTTCGTAAACAGTAGCAGATGGACATGAGTCAATTCTTAAATTGTTTCCCCATGCACCAGCTGTTCTAGCTGCCCACAAACCAACAGAAGCAGAACCGTCAGCATAGTTATCGGTATAATCAGTCGTATTTTTTACTACAAACGCTGAACCTGATTCAGTAGCGTTTGATACAGATGAATTCTGTACACGGACAACTCTTAAAGAATTAGAGTATGCTAAGAAGTTAGCAGCAGTGAAAAATCCCTCAAATGTAGTTGAGTTAGGTTTTCCAAATGTTGAAACTAATTCCTGTTCGCTAGATATACTTACTACTTCATCTAAAGGTCCTTGTGTCGCTTGAAAAGCAACAGCACCGATAGAAGTCGAAACAGCCGGTATAATTCTAGTAAGGTCTTTTTCCTGTACGAGAACACCTGGTGATACTTGAAATGCCATTTAGGTTTCTCCTTTTAATTAGCTAATTATAATTTTAAAATATTCAATACTCATAAGTTTTCTTATGCCCATATTCAAAATTCAACCTTACTGATATTTATAATAAGTTAAAACTAGAGGCCTTTTCTTATAACTGGATGCCACACATCTCCGTACTCATCCACTTCAACTTTTTCGTGGTCTGGTGTGCCGTCATCTATGAAACCAAAAGGCGCCATATCCTGTTCAATTAATGATTGTTGTTCTTCATATAACATTTGTCTTGCATTTGTATCAGTCATCTCTTTAAAAAATGGTTGATTAGATAACCAACCAAAAATGACTAAACACATCATTAAATCGTCTGTATTGCCTTCTTCAGCCTGCCAAGATTGACCTCTTTTTACAAAGGTACTCATCTCTTCAACAATGTTAAAATCATTTACAAAAATCTTATCTGATTCAATTAATGTTTTAATATTAGCACAACCAATCTTTTTAATTTGTTTGGTCATTTTAACACCAAAACCTGAACCACGACCTGAGAAACCAGCACCTAAAATTTGTCCTGCTCTGCCTCTATTTGTAGTCATTAACAGGTTATCATATTCTAACTCAAACTGTAAAGATTCGGCAATCTGTTGCCCTAAATCATTGGTTTCGACCAGCACATGGGCATGGTTATATCCTTTTGCAACTTGTTCAATGGTGTGTGGAAACAACAAAGGTTTAATATCATTGTTTCGATATTTTGCAACAACTCTGTAAGGCATTTGTGATACATCTAATACAACAAATGCTGAATAATCTTTTGAGACACCTCTTGCAACATCAACTGTTATAACATATGTTTTATCTTTTATAGGATCCTCAAAGACATCTAAACCTGCATTTGATTTTATAGGTGTCTTAAACACCATATTTTTAATTTTTGCTGGACTAATAAGTGTGTTTACAGAACCTAAAAACTCACACTCAAATTCTTGTTGAAACTGCTCAGGTGAGGTGTTTCTAATTGTGGCTTCTTTCCACTTTTCATCTCTGCCTGGCACCTCTGACCAATGCACTTCGATAGGTATATAATCGTTTCTTTTATTTTCTGCGTCTGTCCATAATTTGTAAAATTGATTCATACCGTAAGGTGTAGATACGATAATCATTTTTGTTTTTTGTCCAGATGAGATTGTGGGATAAACAGAGCTGAAAAACATCTCTGCTATATTTGCTGGTACGAAAGCAAACTCATCAAGGAAAATAATATTAAAAGAACCACCTCGAATTGCACTTGAAGAAGTTGCAGCCGCAACAATGGTAGATTTGTTTTCTAATTCAATATTACCTTTGTTCCAGTTTATAACTCCTTGTTGCATCCACTTTGGTAAGTTTTCATATGCAAGTTGTAATCTACCCAAGATATCTCTAGCAGTAGATGATTTGTTTGCTAGAATAGCAATATTACTATTAGGATTAAATAAGGCATAATGCAATAGATATGAAATAGTAGTGGTCGATTTACCACTTTGTCTAGGTAATTTACAAATTGTGAAACGATTATCATGTATTGTCCTTACAATATGTTCTTGAAAAGGGTACATATTAAAAGGCACTAGACCGTCATCAAGAGATACAATTTTTATGTACTCTCTCATAAAGTAAATAGGGTCATTGGCACACTTTTGATATTCTAAAATTTGTTCTTTAGTAAATTCAACTGGTGTGTTTACTTTTTTTAGATTTGGATTACCTAGATATGCGTCAGTCATTTATAACAACTCCCTCAATGTGAGTATAACCCATTTTAATGGCAGCTTGTACTCTTTGACTTCCTCTAAAAACTGAATATTGTTTTTCTGCATAAGGTTTACCACCTACTCCCTTTCTAGGTTTCAATGAATATGTATGTTGTCTAACTTCTATAGGGTTTTGCATATCTTTACCTTGCAATAATTCAGGCAAAGGCGTCATGGATTTTATGTAATGTATTTTACTTATTTCCAGTATTATTTTGTTCTGGTGTTCCGCTTTCGCCTTCAATAACTTCATTATCTTTCCTATTTAACATTTTTTGTAATTCATTTGTTGAACCTACAAATAAAGCGTTTTTAATATTAGCAGTAGTTTTACCTGGTACTTCTTTTAAATCTTTTAATTTCTTTTGTAAGTCTTGTAATTTATCTACTGTTTGTGCAACTTGACCAATTAATTGACCTGCAACTTCATAAGCTCTAGGGTGTTGGCCTTCTTTTGCAATATCTAATATGCCTTCGATTGCTTCATTACCCTTATCTATTAAGTTGTAATAATTATCTCTACTGTGAGCATAATCATTATCTATATCATCTTTTGTTTCATCTACTTTTCTAGGTACAGGAGCTGGTTGTTCAAACTCTTTTAAAGAAAACTTTTCTTCTTTCTTTTCTATGCCTAAAATTTCATTTACATTATCTTCTAATTTACTCATCTGTATCACTCACCGGATTGTATCTCTTTCCGTCTGTAAAACTCGTTATAGTTGTTGTAAATCCAAAATCATCATCTGCGTCAGCACTTGTTGGATTTGGTGTAATTACAATTCTTTCTTCTCTAGTCAAAGGACTATCTGTGTCTGAACCTAAATCTGCTTGAGCAGTTTTAATAATACCTTGATTACTCATAGGTCCATATAGGTATGTTTTAGCTGTAAATGCCAATGTATATATTACAGCTCTTCTAGTTGTAAACTCTCCATTATAAGTGTCTTCATAGTTTACACTATTTAAAATAATAGGAATATCTCTAACAATATCTAACTCTGGCACAACTCTCATTGTTACAGTATATTCTGGTTGAAAGAATGGTAAAATTTGTTCAATAATTTGTAAACCATTTTCAGCAGTAGCTGTAAAAGAATATAAACTAAAATTTATATTATATGGTACAGGTGCATAGTTAAAATTTTGTACCTTACCATCTTCATTTGATTTAACTCTTATAGTTTTTTGTACTTTATTAATTTTTCTACTTGCGTCATATTGTAAACCTGTAATTTCAAAACCTAATCTAGGTAATGTAACAGCAACCTCTCTGTCATCTTGTAAGTTAGCTTGTTGTTCTAATCTTACAATAAACTTTTCTTTTGGTGCATATGCTAGAGGCACTCTAATTCTTCTTGTAACTGCACCTGTGCTACTTGTATTTTGAATTATAATATTGTTAAACAATTGACCAAATGCAATTGTTAACTTTCTTAATCCTTCGTTATAAAAATGAGTTCCAAACATTATTCGTCAATCTCTCCAAATGGGTTTCTCTCTGTGAAGTCAAGTATATCATCAGCTGTAGATACTGTATCATAACCTGCTTCAGTATTCATATCTAAATTACCTGCATAAGGCGATTGAGTTTGAATATTAGTTGTTACAAAATCTTCATTCATTAAGAATGCCGGTTGACCCGTAGAGTAATCGTGATAATCTTCAAGTTGAATTGAACCACGACCAGTTAATGCTTCTTGACCATACTCTAATTGTATTTTGTATGCTAATTGGTCTAAAGTGTATTTGTCCTCTGTTTGGTCTAATACTTCATTGCCTGTATTAATTTGTTCGTTAGCATATTCCCAACGAGTTACTTTTAATTTATAAACAGGTAAGTTACCAAGTTGATAGAATGGCTCTTGGTCTTCTACAAATTGAATTTCAAAGTAAGATTTTAATAATGGTACATAAACTACATCGCCCTCATTAGGTCTGCCTGTGGCAGTTAGTGTAGCCTTGTTTGCAACATGTTCCTCAAATCTTCTTTTAGATAAAACTAAAGTAGTGTCATCTCTAATTTCTAAACCAAACTTATTGATAATTTCATTTTCACCAGCAAATCCTTCATTAGTTTCAAAATACATTTCAAGTAAATATGAATCGTCAAATCTACTAGATGTATCTTCACCTAAAACAATATCTCTATTAACAAGTGTACGAGGAAGATAATAGATATCCTGACCGAATATCTTTAAAGATTCGATTATAATATCTTCGTGTAATCTTTTCTCTGCGTCATTACCGATACCTCGGCCACCTTGAAAATAGTGATTTACTGCCATGATTTTTTATCCAATCATCATTGCTGGATTTAATTCAAAGGTACTTCTAATCTCTTGTTCTAACTTTTCAATATCAGATAATGCCTCTGAATAAATTTGTCTTCCATTTAATGTAACTCCACCAATCATTGCTACACCATCAAACTTAGATAGGTTAGCACCCCATTGTTTTTTAAATAATGCTGTAACATATCTTTTTAAGAATATATCATTGTACACATCTGTGTGTACTGTAGGATCCATCTTTCTGTAACACTCTATAACAATATACTCACCGACTGCTAAATCATTAGTCCAGTCCATGTCAATATACAATCTGTTATCGTGTTGATTAAATCTTAATGGTTTTTCTCCTACTAAGATATGGTCTAAAAAGTCTAAATGTCTTAAAACAACATCATAGTTGATTACACTTGTAGATGAAAAATCATACAAGTCATTTAATCTCATTTGATATCTTACATCAAACAAATTCATATTAGATTTGTTTGAAAACGGAAATATGTTAATTACTGATAATACGCTTTCAGGTACAACGATAAAATTATTGCCTTCTTTCCATGATGTAGTTACTGAATTTTTAGTTACAGATTCAGTTGAGTCAGCAGTCATTCTAGCCTTATCGGCTGATGTGTATTGATATTTTAAATAAGCTCTTTGAACACCATCATAATGGTATTGTGCGAAATATTGTAATGCCTCGTCCAGTCTATCTTCTAGTTGGTCATCATCAGCATTAATCTCAATGACAGGCTTACCTAAAGCTCTCAAAGCGTACTGTTTTAAATTTTCTCTTGTTGCTGGTTCTGCCATAAGTTATTCCTTTTCTGGACTATTTATAAGAATAATTATATCTTAGGAAAGAGATTATCTTGACAAAACAGCTTTATATCGTCTTCAGGTAGACCAAGAGATTGCATTACTCTAGGTGTATGAGGGTTCTTTTGTTGATGTTCACAGTAATAATTTTGAGCATTTATAACATTTTCCATGTCTGCTGTATCATGGTGATTTCTTATTTTATCAATGTAGTTAGCCAGATTGGACACAGCCATTGTACAGATTTTGTTTAATTCATCTTCATCTGTGACATTACCAGCCGCAATCATTCCACCACTAAAAATTGCTTTTGCCCAATCTGGTAACTCTCTCTCTTTACTCGGTTTAAACCATTTATTTTCTTCAATAAACCATTGAGTTAATGGGTGTTCTTTTTGTAATAAAGGACTAAAATCGTGAAACGCACCTGTTACTTTCTTTTTACCTGCAATAATATCAAATCCGTAAATAGGACCACCATTTGTTACTTCAGGAAATAAACAAACATGAGCCATCCATAAACCTTTTGTTTCTCTTACATCAACTACATCAACATGAGCTCTTCTAATATATTTGTTTTTCCA